ATCCAAAAACTCATTCATATAAACCTCCGATGTGGCAGATGCGTTGCCACATCTTACCACATCAGGGTTTACATCGTATCGCCTACTTAGTTCGACAAAATACGTGCTGCTAGCTGGGCACGGATAGTCTTATATCCGTAAAGCACATCCAACCGGCATGGCAGCGTATCGTTAGAAATATTGTACTGACGCACGATACGCATAGAAATACCGTCAAACACTTCACGGGCTGCGAAGTCCACGCCGCCAGGCAAGATCAAGTCGGCAGTGGCGAAGGTGAAGGCATCTTTGTGGAAGGCCAAGGAAGGCTTGTAGATCGCAGAAGCGCCGCCCACTTTGGTCACTGCGCCGCCGTTGGTAGGCGATGCGGACACGTTCTGAGTAGCGCCAGAAGTAGCAATGGCAGGGGAGATTGCCAAAGTACCAGCGCCGCCAGCGTAGTCAGCAGTCACAACGAACTGTTGTGCAACACCAGTGTCCACCTTGGTTTCGGGGTGTACGCGGTTGCAACCTGCGAAGGTCACAATGTCGCCCTTCTTGAAGGTCGTGGAGCCAGTGGCAACGATCACGCCGGAACCGGTCTGGTTAGCACCGTTCACTGTGTAGGTAGTAGCAGACAAGGCGGTGCCGGTTGTCTGGTTAGCCAACAGAGTGTTTTCGTAGATGGTGCCGAAGCCAGCAGTGCGACCGACCAAGCCTTCGCGGTATTGCTTGCTGATCTCTGTGGAGTCTTGGAACAGACCCTTCAAACCGTCAACCAAGTCAAGGTTGTCTTGGGTGTTCAGCAACAGAGTGCGATCAGAGCCAGGGGCCAAGTTGTCAACCAGCAGCTTGCGAGCAGCCAGCGCCTTGTTGAAGGTGATTGCAGAACCCACGTTGTTCACTGCGTTGTAAACGTCAAGCGCCATGTTCAAAGCGTCAGCTTCGATGTTGGCAGCAAGCACGGACATTGCAGGTTCCAAGATGCGATCAGAGAAGTCATCCAAGGAGAGGGTCAACTCGTTCGATGTGAACGTAACGTCAACGCCCTTCTGGGTTGCGACTTGCAGAGTCGTGCTGGTTTCTGCTGTGTCCTGTGTGGACAAGTTGGCACCGGTACGCACTGTGTACTGGTTGGGCAGGCGAATCTTCAGGGAGTCACCAATCTTCGCGCCGGACTTGGCGAAAGAGTCGTCATCTTTTAATGTTCAGTAAGTTGCGCGACAAACTTACCCGCCTTTCGGCAGCTAACAGTTTCCTGCTAGAACAGACTATATCTTCTCAAATATGTTTCCAGATTCGACCACTGCGAATCATGGTTACAAGAGGCTGTCCAACGCCGTAGCGCTCTCCAATCTCTTTGTGCGTTCCAACTTCTAAGCGAATAGCGCGAACTTGGTCAGGTGTAAGTTTTGCACGGCCATTTTTTGCTCCGTGCGCCTGACGACTTTTCTCAACCATATCAGCCATATTTGCATCAAATGTCCCTAGGGATAGATGGGCTGGGTTGACGCACTTTCTGTTGTCACATGAGTGCATAACAAATGCCTCTTTAGGAAAAGGCCCATTTGCTAACTCATATGCAACACGATGTGCATACGCTGTCTTGCCGTTTAAATGAAATTGCCCGTAGCCATTTGGCATAAGGCAACCACTCCATTCATGACAACCAGAAGGCTGCTCTACAACCTTCTCTAAAAATCGCTCTTTCGTTGGACGTTTTGTGTACATATTTGGCCCCGCATTTCCCCTCGCTTGAGGGTACGCCTTACGGCTAGTCGTTGAACCTTCATCATACCACAATTAACTGGTAAGACGCTTGGCTGCTGATTGCCCAATCACCACTGTTTTCAAACCTTCACGCTTGCCGTTTCCAGCTACGTTGTGGTCAGTGATGCTTAAGGGGTTTCCAGCAATTAACGGGGTTTAATGTCAGCTAGACGGTATGTTTACTGACGGTTGATAGAACCCACGAAGTTCAACTTCTGGTGCAGGATTGCGAGGGCTTTGCGGGTAACCGCTGTGGGGGTAAGAATGCTGTTTGGCATGATGTTTCCTTAGGGCGTAAAAAAACCGCCTCGGTGGGCGGTCTGTGTCGTGTCCTAGCGTTTGCGTTGTCGGTCTCGTTCCTTGCGCATCCACGTTTCAATGTCATCGTCATCACTCGGCAAGGAGCTGGTCGTTGACTTGCCACGCGAACCCACGGGATTGATTGGTTCCGGTGCGTTGCTAGGTTTGGCTTTGGGTTTGCTTGCTATCTCCGCTTCAATGCGGGCCAGCTCGCGTGCGGCTTTGACGGGTGACATCTGCGCGATCTGCGCAGCCTTTGCAGGGTTCTTGCCGAGGTGATAGGCAACGTCTGGGCCTAGGTCGCTGTCTGCGATGAACTCGGCCATAGACTCGTTGATTGCCAACGTTGGGTTACCAACTACGGCTTGGAAATCCACATAACGTTCAGACGCTTTTTCGGCTTTCTCCATGAAGCTCTCGCTTCGCTGTTCTGCCTCTTTTGCGCGTTCACGCTCTGCGATTTTTTCAGCCGCTTTCTTCTCTGCAAGGTGGTCAATCTGAGCCTGCAAAAACTCGTCATCGTCTCTGAAGGCGTTACGCTCGGGCGGGACAAGTGCCTTAGCTTGCTGCTGTTCTGTCAGCTTGCGCTCAAGGTCTCGGCTTAACCGTCGCTGCTCCTTCAAGAGCCGCTTTTGAACCATTGCATCAACTTCAGCTTGTGTGAACGTCTTTGCGGGTTCTTCCTGCTTTTCTTCCACGACACCATCAGCAGCAGTCTCTAATGGGGTGTTTGGCTCGGCTGGATTTACTGCCTCCGATTCGGCAGGCGTGGGCAAGCCCACTTCTTCAAGTGCGTCGTTAGACATGAGTTATTGGCCTTTCGGCAATGCCCTGTTAGACCGAACAGGTACGGTTTTGGGCGTGTGCCCGAAAGAGGTTCCCAGTGCTGAGGGGATGGGTTAAACGAATCGCTGTGCGGTCAGCAGCGGCTTTACTTGCTCTGGCGTAACCACTTCAAGTCCGTACTGATTCCGCATCTGCCACAGATACTCCACCAGCATGTACCACTGAGTTAAGTCGCCACCCAATGACCAATCTGTAGAGAGTGCCGTTTCTTTGTGCGTAAACAGCGAAAGCACACCGCCCACAGCGCACACACGGTCAATACGGTTCTTGACTTGCTGATAGGCCGTGCCCAGGTTGTAGTTGGCTGCAAGGTGCTGAGTAAAGCCAGAGCGCACCATTCCGTCATCGCTATTGGGGATGCCGTAACCCACAGTATTGATGATGTCCTCCCCGTATGAGCGACGCCATACCACCCCACGGCCAGCAAGCGTTGCATCAAGCACCTTGTTTGACTGGTTGACAGGGTAAGCAAAGGTAGTGGGACGCGCAGCCCCCACAGCAATCATGTTTGCAGCAGCGGTATCAAAGTCAGCCCCAATGTCGCGCCCGTTGGATGTGTAGTTTGTGTGGGCGATACCCTGCGTTCCCCATGACCATCCGTAATCATTCACAAGGGACAGCGCACCGGCCTTGTCATTTGCAATGCTCACAGTGTCGCCATCAGTGAAAATGCCAGCAGCCCAGCCATGTGCGGCAAGGGAGCGCGCAACTGCGTTGGATACAGATGGAGCCACGCCATCAAAGCTGAACACCACCCGAGGCACATCCTTTGCCCCAACGAGCAACGAATCGAGTGTGATGGTGGAGCCGTTAAAGTTGTTTAGAACGATGTGGCAGTAATTAAAGTTGGCTCCCCACGCTTCGCCACCTGTTGCAGTCCAAGTAGCGCCGCTCTGGAATTCTTGCGTGCCATCTTCACCCGCCTTCGCCGTCAGGACTTGCCAGCCTGCGTTTTGGAAGTAAGCATTGCCGAACGTAAACGCCAAGCCCTTTGTGGCGTTGTTGTCTGACGAAAACTTAATGCTCAGGGTATTTGTGCCAGTCAACGCCGAATAGGGCACATACAGCATCAAGCGAATAATTGAACCCGATTGAATGGCAAAAGTAGCTGCGCCAAAAGACTTTTTCACGCCATCCGAAGAGGACGATCCGGTGTTTACTGCAAGCCCGTTGGTGCTGGCTTTCTTGTTTGTGGTGTCCGAGACTATGGAGCCACCGGAACCGCCAAAGATAAACGTCCAGTTTGCCGTATCTGAAAACGTGAAAAGCGATTGTCCGCGATAGCCAACGCGCTGCATTGATTGCGGATTCAGGGAGCCATCATTCAACCGAATCACTCCGGTGAGGGGATCACTAACCACAATTGCAGGCTCGCCCTTCAAGCTGCTGGAGTCGTATTGAAAGCCAACGCCAGCGGCAACCAATCGAGCAGCTATAGCATCAGGCACATCTTGCAACTGTCCGGTTGTCCACAGACGCAAAACACCCGTTAGCGGGAATTCGTTGTAATTTGCTGTTCCCCAATATTGAACCATCATGGTCACATTCCTTCAGGCGTAAAAAAACCGCTCTGAGGCGGTTCGGATTGTTCGTACTCTTGGAGGTCTTCTATGACCGGTTGTGCAGGTGGAGGCGTACTCAATGCCTGCTGTAGCGTCTGCATAACAAGGGCTTGCACATCCTCAGGAGACATCGCGGGAGCGACCACATTGATACGCTTTGTTTCTTCGCCGTATGCCTTGATTAGCTGCTCGTTGGTCTTGCTCTCAAGCTCTTTTTCCAACTGCTCGGCATGGTTCGATGCGTTTTCCAGTGCTTGTCCAAGCTGCTGAATTTGTTGCTGCATCTGGTCCATAGCCTGCTGAATCTGAGGCGGTACTTGTTCGCCCTTTTCTTCACCTTGAATCTCTTGCTGGATAGGCGGCAGAAGTGTGAGCTTTAGACGTTTTGCCATGTCATCAGCACCAGGCCAATCCATGTTCTTGACCAGCAAATCCCCGATCACTTGCCACAACTGAGGGTTGGCTTGTGTCATCGCGGTCATTGCGTCTACAGCTTCCATGCGGCGAGTCGTGAAAGACGGGCCAGAAGTCGTATAAACGTCATAGCAGCCGATATTCGGGTTAAAGATGCGCTGAATGTCGCCCTTGTCGTCTTCAACCTCTGTCAATGGTTCAGGGTTGTTTGGGTCAAGCGTGACGTTGGCTGGGCTTCCATCCTCACCCAAGATGCGTGCAACTCGCTGTGTGTCATAGATGCGGGGAATCATGTCAAGGATGATTCGACCTACATGACGGATGGCACGGCCAAGGTTGTCAACGTAGTGATAAGTTGCGTTGTCGCCTTCACGTTGACGCGCCATGATTGCGCGGCCTGAAGTCTCGTTACTCTTTTGACCTAGCGATGCATCGTATTGGCCTGTTTCGCTCTTGATGTCATCAGAGGCAGACATTGCAATCTGGCTGAGTCCTTGCTCAACCGGTGCAGGCATCTGACGTTGTGGCGCGGGGATGGGGTTGCCTTCTGCGTCAACGTGGTTGTAGGGCAAATAAGCAGCGTTGCCAGAGTTGGCGTTCTGCCAGTTCTTGTCATAGCCTTCAACAGCTTCAGCAGGCGTAATCCAAGGTGCTTTAGGAGCCTGCATAACACGCTCAACAATGGCAGATTGCGCCACGTTGTACATGCGCTGCGAGTCTTTAGCGTTGCGCACCAAGCCGCTAACGTAGGTCTTGCCATCAACCACCCACTCATTGCCCAACACACGGGCGACGGGAATCATGGAGCATGGGAACTCGCGTTCGTCCAGCACTTCAGCGCCGGAGAGCTTGTACCATTTGACAATCCGCTTCTTAGCTTTGCGCTTCTTGATTGGCAGCTCACCCTCAAGCACTGTCTGGGGCAGCGGGTCTCCCTCAAACGCAGTGGAGCCATCGGCCCACATGAGCAAGGTAGCGTCTTTGTCTTCAGTCTCGAAATACTCAGCAACCCGCACATATTTCTGCGCACGGTCATACCAATCACCACTGCCGATGTTGTTCCAGTCAACAGGTTCAGCGTCTGGGTATTGAGCCTTGAAGTCGGCTTCTGTCAGGTAGTCTTCAATGCCAAAGAAGCGACGGTCAGCGCCTGCGGGGTCTTCTGCGTCTGGGTCATCAAAGCACTTGAATGTGTCCCGAACAGCGCGAATGAAGATGTCCTGATCGAACGAATCCTCTTTCACATAGTCGGCCATCACTCGGATGTAGCCAGTGCCGTGCGTGACTTGGTTGTCAGACGCAAAGTCATACGCCACATCAGCATCAGAGTTCGCCTCGATGTGACGCGCCAATCCATTCAGAATTTCTGCAACTTCAACGTCTGCGTCATTGTCAGCAGGACGGAACTTGATAGACGGGCGGTTCTGCCGGATGTCGTTCGTGACCTGACGGATGTGTTGGGGCAGCTTGTTGATGGTCAACCGAGGGCGCTTTTCCAACTGACGCTGTTTAACTGCCGTGTCTTCCCATTGCCAAGGGTCGTCAGGTGACGCAGCAGCGAACTTGATGTCCTGCTTGGCTTTGTCGCGGTTGTGCGAGCTTCGCTCAAGCGAATACTCAAACCGCTTTTTAGCCCGTTCTAGAACATCATCTTTGGTCATGTCATCCATCCACCTTCTGAATAGTCAGGCGTTGTTTTGAGGGGTACGCGCTCACGTTTGAGGCCAGCGCGTCTAGCTCCCTCGCACGCATAGCGAAGGGCATCAATCAAGTGGTTGTCTTTGTCAGCCAGCACCGGCATAACTTCGTTTGTCAGCGGGTCGGTCTCGTAGCTGTACAAGGTCAGCTCATCAATCAAGTGCTTGCAGCGTGGATGCACCACGATGTCAAACGACTTCAGGAACTCAACGCCTTCCTCTAGAGACTTAGCGCCCTTGATGGCTGCGCGTATCTTTGGGAAGCCGTTGCGCTGCATGTGGCTGATCGTTTCGGGCCGCGCTGAGTCGGCAACAATCGGCCATTTCTCAGCCTCTGGAATCGCCATGAACAGTTCAGGCAGGTTGACAATCTCGCAACCCACTTGCCACGCTTCGTAGTCCACATACAAGCGGTTGCCTTCAATGGAGCAGCGCACCAGAGTTGAAGGGTCAACAGAGAAGCCCCAATCAGCACCAAGCCGGAAGATAGTGCCAGGGGGATGCTCAAACTCTTCAACCGTCCAATTCTTGAAGACTCGCGCTTCACTGCTTGTCTGGTACTGACCTTCCCAGATGTGCAAGTACTTGTCCATGTCCCTGCGCTTGTCGTACTCCATTTCAGTACGCAACACATCAGGAAACCAAGGGTTGTCTTGCCAGTTCACATGCAGCAAGATGGTGCTTGGTGGCAGTTCTTCTGCCTTGAACATCACATCAATCGGGTCTTTGTCAAACCTCGGGTTGTATGTGAACCAAATCTCAGAGCCATTGCCGCGAATCGTAGGAATCAGGTCATCCAGCGATGATTGGCTGATCGTCTGCGCTTCCTCAATCCAGCAGCGTGTAATCCCTTCCATCGATTTGATGGATGCCGAGTTACCACGCAAGCCAGCAAAGATAAACAGACTGCCGTTCTTGCCGCGAATCTCGTTCTCTACTGACTCGTAGAAGTCACCAAGGCCAAGGCGCTCAATCTCATCGTCTAGCAGGCGCTTCACAGAGTCTTTAATTGACTTCTGAATCTCACGCCCACAAAGCACACGATGCTGGGCTGATGCGGCTTGCAGCAATAGCGCTGTGGCTGCCGTGCGGCTCTTACCGCTTCCGCGACCTCCGCGCATTACCTTGTATCGTGAAGGCGTCCACAGCTTCTTAGCCCACTCAGGAAGGCTTGCCATCTGGTGCCACGAATGTGACTGTGAGGCTTGCGTTCAGCGGGTTCTCTGAGTCGCCTGAGATAGTCACAGCACTCAAATCAGGCAAAGTCTTCCGCAACAGAATCTCAATCGCCCTTATGCGGTCTTTGGATATTTCCTTGTCCGCGCTAAGTGCATGATCTTGCAAGACATTCAGTAACTGACTTGTCTTGATCTTGGTGCGGATTTCCTCTGTGTGAAGTTTGTTTAGTCGTGCTGCCATATTGCCCTCTCAGGCTCCCTGAATAACGTCAGGTCGTTGATGTGTTTGTTTATTCTTCAGTCCACGTCACGAAGATGTCTAGCGCATTACCCGCAGCAGTTGAGCCGCCGTAGTTCAGTGCGATTACTTCGTTTTCGTTTACCAGCGTGGGGAACTTGGTTCCTGCTGTGGTGAAGTCGAATGGGGTCGGAGAAGCTGGGGAGCCTGCCGATGCTGTTAGCAGTGTTCCGCGCTTTGCTTGAATCGTGCCGACTAGCGTTCCAAGTGTGCCGGGGTTGGCTGTGTAAGCGCGTACCGTTGCGGAGGCTGTCAAGCCTGCGATTGCTTCATGTGCAACCACGTTGGGGGTTGTTGATGTGCCGCCTGTGTTTGCTGTGCTTCGTTTCACCACACTGAAAGGAATGGCTTGCGATGCTGTAGCGATACCAGACACTTCAAGACGCAGAACCTTGATCTTGCGATCTTTTGCGCCTGTGATGGTGAAGATGTCCGTACCGGCTGCGGCAGCTACTAGGCCAACAACACCAGCGGAAAAGGTAGATCGTGCAGCGTCAACTACTGCACCTTCATTTGCGCTCATGTTGTGCGCCTTTCTGGAATAAAAAAGCCGCCGAGAGTTACCAAGGCGGCGAAGGGTCTTTCAACCAAGGAGCAATCAGAATGTCCAGCACCCCACAGACTGCCGTGGAGCTTGGCGGGTCTGCGGGGTTTTCTTGCTGGAGCTATGCATATTTGCCGATATGCAAGCGGCCTACTCTTTTGCACGGTTCGGCAGGGAGTGAATGCCGATGTGCTGGCCCGAAGGTCTAGCGGGTAGGTTTTGGGGAAGTTGCTCGGCGTCTACTCCCTTTGTGCACTAGGAAGTGATTGGTAACGGAGTGAGCCGAGCGAAAACGAAAAAAGCCAGCGGGTTAGGCTGGCTTCTTATGGGGCATCGTGGAAATCCGACTATGCACCAGTTCCCGGGAAGGATTCTGCTGATGTAGGGGCGAGCTTATCCACCACTCGCCACCTCTACTCTTATTCGGGCCGATACAGCCCTTTTATCAGGTGACTGCATTATCACAGTTTTCCGCCATGTGTGCAATATTTATGCGTCATTTGGCTGAATGTTGCGTTTTATCTACGAAACATCCACCACATCAGCGCAAAAAATGCAACGTACTCACACGCCAGAAATAACGCGGACGGGTAATCCATCACAGCTCCAGCGAGATAGAACGCATAGCTGCTTGGCCTGCGCGTGCCTGGTGCTTGGCGATCTCATCCCGTAGCCATAGCGCAATCTCCCGCACTTCATGTTGAAACTCGCGTTCAAACGGGCGGCGACCTGTTCCCTCACATGTTGGGCAATCGTGTTCCGACAGATGCGGAGTGCCTGCAATCAGCTCCTTACCCGTTCCCCCGCAGTCGCCACATGTGCCGAAGCGATACCAAGCAAGTGTCTTCTCTGCGATGCTCCGTGCCTGCACCTCAGTAATCCGCGCCCGTACCCTGAAAGACCGTTCCCGCGCCATCGTTGCGAGCAGGTCAATCACTTGCTGAGGCTTGCTGTCCACGAATAAGCGCTGAAGTGCTGCGCCTAGTGGGTGATGCTGTGCTGCCCATCCCATAGCGGTCAACACGTCTGAATCGCTGCGGTCTGTGAGTTCCTCGCTTTTGAGGTTGGAGGAATTAACGGCTGATGAATAACGGTCTATGAACATGTCTTGCCCCTGCCTAAGTAGTGATTGATGCGGTTGTATGGGCGGGAGGGATGGATTACTTCTTGGTAAACAGTGCGTCTAACACCGTCCAAGTCAGCGCGAAGACTGCGACTACTGGAAACAGAGGCACACCAACAATTAGCTTTCCGGCCATGTTCATGTGAGAGCCTTTGCCGTAGATGTAGAACCAAAAATATTTGATGCTTTCCATATCCCCTCCCTAAGCTGCCAGGTTAAAAATTGAGTTAGCCCCTGCAAACACGCTGCGCTTACGTGTCTGCTTTGCTTCTACGGGTCGGCGCACGTATGGCCGTGGCTTGTCTCCATAGATGCGCTCTTTCCAGCCATCCACTAAGCGGAATGTGTGTGGATAAGTCGTGTTGTCTCTGGTCATGAAGCCAAGAACAACAGCACGGTCTAGGTACTTGCGGCAGTTGGATTGATGCTGGTCAGGCCATTCCCGATATAGGTCGGTGCTGGTGATCTTTCCGCGCTCCTCGCACATTTCCATTGCGCTCAACATACGACTACCTACTCTCACTGCGTTCCCCTTGTTCATGATTTCCTGAATGTCTTTTTTCATCAGATTGATGGTTTGTCGCGCCACCTTCTCTGCGTCTTTGCGGCCTTGACTGAGCAAGCGCCCTCTATCGCCATGCTTATGGGATTCACCAAGGCGTACACCTTGCGGCGGCATTGCTTACGCATCCTTGCCACCCATTGCTGCCAATCGTTGTGCAGCCTTTTGCAGCTTGGCGTTAAACCAGCGGCGGATTACGTAAGAGCGAGCCACGCTAACGATGGTGTACAGAAACCCGATATAGAAGTTTTGGCTAACGGTGATGTGAAAGCCTACCATCGGGAGAATCACCAAGTTGGCGAAAAAGTTAATCCAAAACCCAATCAAGACATTGATGCAGGCTTCAATAAATGAGCCGAGACGTGTTTGATTCATAGCCACTCCTTTGGACGGTCATCGCCTTCTGTAAAAGTCTTGCTGTACAGCGTCAACATGCGCAGGTTGCACATGGCATGTGCTAAGTGCGGTTGCCCAGACTCGGGGTCTACGTCTTCGCCACGCTGAAAGGCGGCAAGGTGACGCAGTGCGCAAGCAAGGGGGACACTCCAAGGCATACCCTTTGCCCAATTCCATGCGGCGTATTTCTGTTTGCCGTACATCCAGACTCGCGCCTCGTCTTCCAAGGTAGATAGCGGAATCAGGCTGAAATCAGGCTTACCGGCGTTAAACCGTGCGCCCGAGCCTTTCTCTTGGCTGTTCACATCACCCACCTGTTCAAGCGGGTGAAATGTCAATGCTTCGTGTGTGTCGTTCATTGCTGTAGCTCCTTCCTTACATCGTCCAATAAATCTTGTTGTGTGAATCCGTAGTACTTGGCGAAGCCGCGAGTCCCCATCCCATGCACCCCGCTGTCTCCGGTGTGGTGTTCAGGGCAGAGCGGTATCAGCGTGGTGTAGTCACCTTTGCCCCATCCACCTGTGCGGAGGTGATGCAGTTGCACAGGGCCAGGTTCGTGCGCTCCGTAGAGTCTTTTGCACACCATGCAGCCCATTTCCGCTAGGCGCTGCTTGTGTTCTTTTTCTTGCTTGGTCATTCCTCACCCTCCCAAGCTGGCAACTTGACGCCACGTTGCGCAGCCGTTGCATATAGAAACTCAATCCACTCTGAAAACTCAGCCTTGGTGAACTTACTGGTGCGCTGTCCAAGCATCACAACGCCACCATTCAGGCCCATTGCTAGGCGCACGGTCTCTCCACGGAAAGCAGCGGTTAGAACGTCCTTCCAATCGTCGGCGTCCATAGTCACCATCTGCCCACTGACGGGCCATTGAAGCTGTTTGCTGAACTGCTCCAACAAAGGCCACATGAGGCGGTTCTGGGCTTGGCTGCGTGTCTCTGGCTTAACAGTCAGAATCCAGCGCTTACCGGCTTGCAGGCCAGCGGCTAGGAATGGGAATAGCTGCAACTTGATTGCGTCCCATGCCTGCTGCCGGTTGGCTAGGTTGATCGTTAGAGCGGTCATGCTCTCAAAACCCGCAATGCACCCAATGCGCCCTGCACATCAGTGACCATGACGTAAGGACGCCCCTCCATGTCGCCTAGCTGCTTGGGGTTCAGTCCCTTGCGGCCATAGCTCGTAGCGGGGTTTTTGACCTCTACATACATAGGCGACTTGGCTTTAGTGCTGTCAGCCCACACCAGCAGGTCTACAGGTTCATGGATGACCTCTACAACCGCGCCGGCTTCGCGCAGTGCCTGCACTATTTCGGTCTGGTTGTTGTCAGTTCGGCGGGCGTATCTCATTCAGCCTTCTCCATTCCTGCCGAGCCAGTTCCGTCAGCCCTTCCCATTCCGGCTCCAGCTCCATGAGTCGAGCCTTGACGTACTCGCCCCATCCCTGCTGTGTTGCTAGATGTGCGTACCATTTGGCTAAGTCGTGTAGGTGCCATTCCGTGCCCCTAAACATCCAAGTCGCCGGTCAAAACCAGTGCTTGTGTGATCTGTGCAAAGGTTGGCGTTTTGTCTCCAGCACGAACGCGAATCAGGATTGAGACTGCTTCGGAGTAGCTCATGCAGCCTCCCGATGGTCAGGAATAGCCAGCTTGTTCAAGACATTGCTGAATGTGATCTGAGGGCCACCGTTGCCACCCAATGCCAGGACACGCTTGGCTTGCTCAGGGTTACCGACCAGTACAGGCTTAGGCGGTGGAAGGCCACGCTTGGCATAAAGCGCATCAGATGAACGATCACCGGAAAGCTGGCGGGGATACTCAAAATCCCCGCGCCCTGTATAGGCTTTGTAGGCATTGCAGAAACGGTGCTGCAAGTAGCTCAGTTCGTTCAGGTCGGTGCGGCACATCTTTGTCCAGCCGCCACAATCCACAATCGCTGCATGAATCGCTGGCTCGTCAAAACATACGTCCTGATACGCACCTACGGAACCCATAGCTCCCTGCACCTTGCCCCATGCCAGCGCTGCCTTGTCGGTAGTGGTGCCGACCAGTGTGCGAGCAATGTCCGCAACCTTCGGAGCAAATTGGCCGCGCTCTGCGTCTTTCACATGAGCGTTGATGGCCTTAGCCACTTCCTCAAAACTCACGTTCTGGCAGGCATCCCACCAGACGTTAATCAGGAACGGGCTTGTGTCTTGGCGGTAGTACGCCATCACGTCAGCCAGCAGGCCGACAAACTTTGGTTTTTCAGACTGATGCATCATTGATCTCCTGTTGGCGCAGCCATTCCTCAGCAACTGCGCGGTTGCGTTGCTCAAGGGCTTGTTGCTTGTTCAGGGGTTGCTTGGCAGGCTTGCCAGCTGCTTGTTGGTCAGGCAAAAACAGACCCTGCCAACCACCAACGGCTGCGTTTTTCAGAGCGGTCTTGTAGTCAAGGCCTGCGTTTTTCCACTCGGAGAGCGTCTCTACGGCCAAGGCTTTTTGTTCGTCAGTGGCTTTATTGCGTTTAGCGCAGCTATGCCATGTGTCCCAATGAGCTTGGTCAATCCAATCAGGGATGACGAAGGCGCTAGCCTTTGTCTTTGTATTCTTCTTATCTGTATCTTTATCTGTATCTTTATCTGGGGTTTGTTTTCGTTCGGGTGCGTTCGGTGTGCGTTCAGTCTTGGCTTTTTGAGCTTCACGCCATGCTTTTGCACGTTCTGCGCTACCGTCTTCACGTGCAACCTGCCTAGATTCCCACCCTTTGAGCTTGTCACCGTCCAAAACTCGGGACTGCATTGCATCAATGATTGCAGTGACTTGTTCGGTCTCTAGGTCTAGTGCGCTCGCAACATCTTCACAATTGAAAGAATGCGTTCTGCCGCGTTCGGTTGCGTTCGATGCACATACAAGCAGGTGAGTGAACACTGCAATGACGTCACCGATACGCTGGCCGCTAACCTTGGAAATGGTGCGCCACTTGGGGTCTGTTGGCATGTCATGCCAGAGCCTGAGCCACTGGTTTGCCATTTAGATAGCTGCCTTGCTGATGCGTTGTGACTTGGTGCTGTCAGTGCTGCGAGCAACGTCGCTGTACTGATTCACGCGAGTTGCGTCCAAGAGGTGCTGGCGCTCAGACTTGATTCGGCCAAACTGGTCGATTACCTTGGAGGGGCCTTGCCAATGGAAGGCCGAGAGGTTGTTCTTTGTCTGTGTCATGGTTAAGCAGCCTTCTGTTGCAGGAGGGTTTCGAGAATCGTGAAATGGGCTTGAGCTGCCATCCACTGAGTAATCAGGCGGTTACCGCAAGCCACTTCAAACGCTTGGATGTGTTCAGCAGGCAGGCTGCGGCGTGTGGGTTCTTCGCTCAGGTAGTCGGTGACGTGAGAGGCGTAGCAGCCTGTTTCCTCTGCCAACTGAGCGCGGGTCATGCGGGTGCGTGGCTTGAGGTTCCAGCACATGCGGACTGCATCGCGGTAGGTCTTGCAAGCAGCAACCACATCAGCAGGCACTAGGCGGGGGCCTTCGTACACTGTGAGCATCGGGAGAGTTAGCTGGCTCATTTCGTTACCTTTAGAAAAATACAATCGACTAACCGCATGACTTACCAGTTGAGGCTGGCGAAAAATGAAGGCACTCAAACCAATGAATGCCTTGCATGTCAGACCTCGGAGACTTGTTTCTTTTGCTTCTTGACCAACTCAGGCCAGATGGCTTTCCAGTTGGAAATCAAAGCTGTGCGGCTCACGGCCTTCTTGCTTTCGCGTTCGATAGCGACTGCAAGCTCAGGGGAGCAAGTGCGGTATCCATAAGCGACGTTTTGCAAATGGCCCCTGCTGGTTTCACAGGAATCCGCGAAGTCCTCCCGCTGTTCAGGCGTGAGGCTCATGAAGTAGGTTTTGAAGGACATGGACAAATTACATCAAATAGTGTAGTCCTTGTCAACACTATTTGATGTATTTGTGCGAGTAAAACCGCGCCATGGCTAAAACTCAAGACCCGAACACGGAAGCGCGCCGAGAGGCGTTCCGCAAATACTGCGAGTCAAAGGGATGGAAGAATCCCGATGGAACGTGGGCGGTGGTTGATATTGGTAAGCACTTCGATAGGAAGTCCAACCAGATCAACAACATTTTGTATGGGCATGGCTCATTCGGCCCCACAGTTGCCAATGCTCTGGCTAACTACGCTGGCCTAGGAGATGGCTATTTCGAGCCAGGTGGAGTCTCTGGCAATCTTTCGCAGGTAGCCTATGACCTAGCCAAGACTTTTGACCAGTTTGGCTTTGATGAAGATGACGGAACGGAGAGCGCGGCCTATAACGCAGCCGTTGCAGCTCTGGTCAAATTCCTGCCAAAGCGCGCTGCCAACTAGCCATGTAGGCATTAGTGGGGAACACGATGTATCGCCTTTTTTCCCGCTCAAGCTCGGCCACACGCGCCGCGAGTTCATCCGGCTTCATCGCTTCTTCTGAGAGCGCTACTGTCGCGCTCTTGTCCATTTTGTACACGCTAAATTGCATCTTGCCTCCTTAATACTGTACGTTTATACAGTGTTTCGCAGGGCTTGTGCTGTCTTTTTGGTTCCATTTTAAAATCACAAAAATCAGTAAATGGTCTTATCAATTTCAATGAATGCTGGATGCAAACACAGTACAAGTGTTACAGGATGTACGAATGAAGGTAATCCCCCATTCGGGGGAATTTGACCAAATAGACAACTAGTGCCGCAAAGGCCGCATTTAAACCAAGGAAGTGACTTATGAAGCGTTTTATATTGCCTGCCTGCGTAATTGCTTTGGCTGGGTGTGCCAGTAGACAGCCGCCAGCAAAAATCGGCGGTGACACCTATTTCGCCACCAAGACAAACACAGGAGGCATGTTCGGTAGTGTGGATGCCGTCATGCTTGAGCTTATTCAAGAGGGCAACGCCTTTTGCGCAAATATTGGCAAAGAATTTCAATTGGTCACACAAGAGGCCAAGACTCCAATACCCGGCACTCGCTTGGGTAGTGCAAACCTCACCTTTAAATGCGTTGCCAAATCTGCCAATCCTGATATGCGGAAAGACAACGGCGTGACAACTATAGAAGTTAGATAGTCAAGCCTTAGAAGATCGCAAACCGCCCGCCGAGGCGGTTTTTTACGTCTGCAGTGCCTGGTAGAACTCTTTTACAGAGACCCCAGCCTGCCGAGCCATGCTTGACACGATGAAATCGTCAAACGGCTCATTGTGTGCGCTGAGAGTGACTTTTCGAAATGGGTTTTCAGCAACCCAGTGCTCATGGCCTGTGCCTTTTATGGGCCTTGGCGTAAATCCTAGGTTGCGCAGTATCTTGCGAACCTCTGCGGCCTTGAGAGGCCGCTTCCACCGACTCATGCAATGGCAGGAGTCAGCGGCATAGCCGCATCAAAGCAGAGCACTCTTTTGGCGCTATGAATGAGCTTCGCGTAGTAATACATGGCGAAGTAACGCAATGGAGCTTTGCGACTTAACAACGACCGTGCATGCTCGTTGTCCACGCCGATAGCGTCTGAAACATAGCTAGCAATCTGACCGCGCAAAAGCTTGCGTGCTTGAGGCCATGTGTCGGCCTGCACAGTCAGGTCAAGATCAATGCACATGGCAACCCAGTACCCACGGCGCTCCAATGCAATGCAGCGCAGGACGAGATCGGATGCGTGAATGTGCTTCTTTGTTGGCATAGCCCTAGATTGTCCTCT